ATTATTCACTCTCGATGGGCTACCAATCACAACTACTTTTTTCTCGCAGCCACACGGCGAATAACCATTACCATTTCGACCATCCAAACCACGTCGACACGATTCACATTTTGCAGTCATTAATTCACCCTAAACTAAACACTGTCTGATTCGCCACAAAATAACGTGTAGCGTCCTCATTTGTGCGCTTCAGCACCAAGCCATTGTCATCAATACTAACAACCTCTAAATTAAGATCAGGTGCAAGTAAAGCACCATCAAGCCCACTAATTTTAGATAAATCGATTGCAACACCTTTGGCGTCCAAAATAGTGATGTTTTTCCCTGCATTTTGGGCGGTTTTAAACAAAGTTGGGGTGATAACACCAATGATGTTGCCTGGTGATAAATTCAACCCATCAAGCCCATGGATCGAATTGCCTGTAAGTTTGCTCTTGGTATTTTTAGCAATAGCAAAAACCCGATTAAAAGCACGCTGGATCTTATCTAAAATACGCTTGCCGATACTGCTGTCTTGGTCTTTCTGCAAAGCAGATGTTTTAACTAGATCAGTTAGTGAATTATCACTATCAGACAAACCAATAGTCATCACTAAATCGCTTGGCCGTACTTCCATTCCCTTACTCACCGTTTTAGACACAACATCCTCAAATAGATCGGGCTGAATATTGGGCATCGCTTTAACAATTGCATCATCCGCCTGCATATCAAGCTGTAATTCAAGTTGCTGTGCCTGCAGCAAGTCATATACAGGTTGATTCCCTATTTCTCGAATCATGCGACTTTCAAGAATCTTAAGCGCATGGCGATCATATTCACCAGGGTTAAAATTCCAACCCTTATCAATTATTGATACATCAGGCAATTGATCGTCAGGCGTAATGCCATAACGCAATGCTTGCTTCTCAGTAATTGCACGTACACCACAACGACAGCGATATCCATTTGGTGGGTAAAACGTTTTCCAAAAGGCGTCATCAATATGGCGAATAATACGATGCAATTTTAAATGCCCTGGTCTCGTGCGACTATCTTCAATCGCCCAGTACATCAAATACTGACGCTTTTCCTTATTCGATTGCTGATGTTGCCAACGCCCATGTGCATAAGCATTTTGGATATTAGTCCTAAAGATATTATCCAAATGATTTTTGGAGAGCTTATTATCACCAGCCTCAACCAAATTTTGGAAATCGTTAAACGTACCACCTTCCTTCAACGTTTTATGGACAGCATCAAGAACAGTTTGGATTTGATCAATCGTAGCCAATTGACTAACAGTTGCTGCATAACGTCGTGTGGCCACATCAAGTTTGTAATAATCACTAGGTAGTAAGACCTTTCGACTCCTAGCAAACTCGATAGCCTCAAGCAAAGAGATATCATCCATTACTTACCCTCTTTGCTATCCACAAACCCCATAACATCAGCTGTGAATAATGCACGATCCAAAGCCTCGTTAAATTGAGAACTTTCAGCATTTGTAAATAATGAAAATAATTTGTTCTGCATATCCTCAATACTTTCGCTACTTGCTGCGATCTGCACTATCTGATCATCACTGAGCAGTTGCATTGGTCGAACTGCAAGGCTATCCACCTCTTGCTGCTCAGGTGACTGTTTTTGCACTGATGCCTTAAAGCTGAATGCTTGATGAGGTAGTGCAGAGAATTTGGTGTTAGGGACTGCATCACTGGTATTCATCTTGAAATGCTCAGCCTTAATGCCGTATGTCTCAATCACATACTGGTCATTAAACTCAACACCTAAGCTTTTAAGCTTAATATCACGATCAACAACAGCGACTTTAAGATCCTGCTCTCCACCTAAGATAATTGTGTGCTTTTCAAAGTTATTAAGGAGACAGAGCGCATCTATGAGTTCTTGAATTGTAGGTGTGATCATACGCAAATCAGAATTACGCTTATCTAAGCGAACATCATTATGCACCTCACCTAAAGCCCTACTTCCACCCCCATCCGTACTACTGGTGAGCGTTTGACCTAAGACCACCTTTTGAATACGGCGAGTTAAAACATTGTCAAAGGCCTCAAATGCTGAGCTACCTGCACCTGAGAAGTTTGTACCAACAGTAGCTACATCATCCTCTTTATTAATTGAAATGACAGATTGCGCATGTGCATTAAGCAAAGCGGAAGTCATTGCATCAATATCTTCTTGCTTTCGATTTGAAGTACCCACTTTACCCACTAAAAGTGGAGATCCAAAGCGCTCTAAGAACTTAACCCAGAACTTTGTCGTATTGGTACGGAAGAACCATAACCAATAAAGCTTTGACAGCAATGGATCGCCATAAGGTTGTTTGAATGTAGGTTTTCGTCGCGTTAAAAAGAACTTAAGCGGATATCTCGAATTTACATCAATCTCAGTCTGTTCTTGACGGTATATGAGCTCACCGTTATTTTTTTGCTCAAACCACTCTAAAGGCTTAACCACAATCTCACCTAGAGTAAATTTATTATCACTGGTAAGTGCATAGTTAGCTTCCATAACAGAATAACCGTAAGGGCAAGCTTCCCATGCACCTGAGACGATCTCAGCATGCCAGCGAGTGAATAGCTCCTTTAAGAAAACCGTTTGCTCCCCGTGATCTTCAACAAATCGCCACGGCGCATTGAGAACTGCATCTAGACGCGTCTCCATGGCCTGCGCAATCTCATCATCTACCATAAGGACTGATAATCGTTGCCGGGTTAGTCCAGCCTGACGAAGTACTTCGTCAATATCAGCTTTGCGACCCAAAGTGAATGCAAGGTTCTCAACAGCAACCTCTGTCATCAAGCCCGCTGATTTAGGCTTTGTTTTCTTACTTTCTGACTTCTTTGCCATCTTAAAAACCTTTTAGAAACTTCGTGAACCTCCACCTCCTGGTCTTAATCGTGCAGGTGGTTTGATATCACTAAAACAGATCATGACGCTATCAGCCCGGTTAGGTGATAAGGCACCATCGGGTTGCTTATTTACGAGGATTTTGCCAGCACCGTTTTTACTGTAGGTCGGCTGTGATAACTCACGCTTGAGTTGCTCTAGTTCGCGCTTATCCAAATCTTCAGTCGACAGTGAGATAAGCGCATCAGGATCGTATTGCATACCTTGTAGTGCTCTGTACGTGTTCTGGAAGCGCATACGCAAACTCCACCACATTTGAGCTTTTAGGTTTGCGAAGAAATCGATATTCTTCCGAGCCTCTACCATCTCAAGTTCTGGGTTATGTACTGCACCCGAGCCCCTGAACGGATCTGCTTGGATCTGATCAATTCCTTTTGCGTTGTTCTGCTCATTAATAACTCGGGCATCGCCGCGAACTCCAGCTCCCAAACCATCAGCATCGTAGAAGAACAAATTCAGTTTTTGCTCTAAGCAAATATCGATTGCCTTTTGAGTGGTGCCAAAGATGTCATCGCCAATGCCTGACCAGGTATCCAAATACTGCAGAACAATGCCATGACGCGAGGCAAAGGAGTTCTTATCCTTACCCTCATCTGCCACATCAAGTGCACCATTACGCTCACCTGATGGCTGTATATCGAGTTTTATGTGCGAATCTATAGCTGCTTCAACCCATGCCGATGGAATCAACACACCTTCAACTGAAGCGGCATAGTCAATATCAACTTCTTGGGCTAATACAATGTCGTCAAGCGTCGCAATTTGCTTTTCATACCACGGATGAATCAACTTCCCATGGAGTGAGACAGTCCAGTTTTTATCTGGGTTGTCACGCCACGCCATCGTAAACACGGCATAACGACCGCTGAACCGATCTTGGTGAAACTTGTCACCAATACCGTTTGGCGTTGATCCCTTAATATGAACGTTTGTGTTCTGCGATATAGCTGCATCTACAGCTTCTTGACGCTCTACGAATGCCCATTCATCAAGAAAGTACATCGTGGTACGTCCACCACGACCAATATTATCTCCAGCCTCGCCCGTAACTGTTGCGCCATTATCAGGATTGATAATACGCATGTAGTTGTCGTGAACCTTTTCGACAAAACTTTTCGGCTTCATCCAATCAGGAAGTTTTGAGAACATATCTCGGAACTTATGCAACAGGGTTTTAGGATCGCCCTTCTTATCAACCAGATCCTCTTTACGACTACCCACACCGCCAGCAAAGCCCTCTACAAATAACCATCTATGTAAGTAGAAGCCCAGCACAACATAGCTCATACCTTCATCACGACTCTTCTCAATGAGGCCATGAGTTTGAGTGCTTTCCCGCTCAAGTAACCAGTCGACCAATTCAACTTGACCAGGGCGAAGTACAAACGGAATATTTGCCGGTAATCCAAAAGGCATCCCCCTTGGATCGTAGGTCCACACCCAATGATTAAACCAATGTGCTGGATCATTCTTACACTTATATATCTCAGCCTGAATGCTGAGCTCGCTTTGCTCAATTACTGCTCGGTAATAGTAACGTCTGGTCATCTCAGCAATGACTTCAGGCAAACGTGTGCTAATCGTCCACTCTTTGATGAGGGGCGCTATTTCTTCAATTGCGTAACTCATAATTTGCCATTAATTGCTAAGCGAGATAGCTCCTGCGCTGACATCCCAGCAAGCTGCTCAGGGGTATACATAGCGGGGCGCTGGCTGTGCTCTGTTTCAGTTTTAATCGCTCCACCATCTTTGCCCGTAATTTCCAACTTGCGCTCGTAGTGGCCTTTCACGATCTTCTGAATTTGATCAATCAGCTTAATCGACATCACCACATTGCCTTTCTTGGAAACCAAAAGGTCACTCAAGATTTGCAATTGAATAATGTCGTTTGCACCGATGATGTTGTAGATCGGCTGATCAATATATTTCTTCCGTGCTTCATGGAATAAATCCACTAATTCTTGCGATAGATCCGCACCTGCAGTCTTTGTTGGGTCATAGCATTCAACCTGTTGTCGAGACACATCAATCTTGAAATTTTCCTTGACAGCCTCTACTACGAGGGATGGTTCCATAAACTGTGCAAGTGACCGAACAATAAAGACTTTTTCTGCTTTTTTAAGTCTTGCCATTTCTCTCCATCCGTCAAGGTACGTCAAGGAAAGTGGGCAAAAAAATTAACCTATGACACAGTTCCCACAACACGCAGACACATTAAAATCAGATACAAACGACGCATTCTTTGTGATTTCGACTAAGCGCTTAACACTCTCACTTGCACCCCAACGTGTGACCACACCATAAAATTCTTCAACGTCATGGCCAGCTAGGTAATGTTTAGGTAAGCCAGTATTGTCGCTATAAATAATCTCGTCGTCTTGATCACGTTCTACGCCAATGTGATAAAGCTCATGTTCTATCAGTGCACAAAAATCATGATCTGAAGCCTGTTCACAGAATGATGCGTCTATAGTGATGAGATAAACAGGTACACAACCAAACCAATCTCGCATCTGCTGTTCCTGCCGGGCTTTCTTCCACCCGCCTTGGTTAAACATCACTTTTTCACATTGCCCTAGTACCATGCGCTTTTTTGACT